TAACTCCGTATAAGGCTCATTCTCGTACTTTTCGTTGTACTCGGTGAATTTACCGCAGAAATCAGAAAGTCTCGTCTGTGAGTACTTGTAGTCTTTCCACAAGGTATAGCAGAACAGTGTCAGTATTCCGGTGAATGGACTTCTCTCCGCAGACTGCTTCAAAAGTTCTGTCTTCCGCATAATTTTCAAAATTTCCTGCGGATTGTCATATCGTTTTGGCATTTTATGTATCACCTCCAAGTTCTGTGATGCTTGAACTCTACAAAGAAAATTTCATTTTATCCAATTTTTCAATTTGTTTTTTTAATGATTCAATTTTCTTTATTCTCATTACTTCTGCCCTTAAAACTGCGTCTTCCTTCTTTTTGTGCCAATCATTTCCGCGATAATATCCATATTTTTTAGAACTTATCATATCTCCGGAAATATTTGAACAAATCTCTGCATCGTCAGTTTCTATGATTCCAGTACTAAGTGCATATTTTGTAATATATACTTTCATATTATTCACCGTCCTTTTCTCCATGCAAAAGTTCCATAAACCGAACAAATTGTCTTTTTGACACGGAATTGTTCTGCTTCTCAGGCTTCAAACTGATGACTAGATGCTTGTCGGCAATGTTCGCCAGTTCCCTTGCAAGGTTGATTTTGCCTTGTTGTATGCCCTGCGAATAAGTTTTAGGCTGTTTATATTGCCCTGTTACTTGTTTCCCTTTACCTTGACTTCCTGCCGTGACGTTGTACATCTGAATACCACTATCAGAACATTTTTTAATATACTCGACTTCTTTTTCATCAAGTTCTGATATCCCACAGGTTAAAAAATGCAATGACCACCCATGCGGATTATCTTTGCTCTTGAAGCCATGTTTTTTAAGGCTCAATGCTATATGGTCGTATTCCGCAAGGTGAGAAGATGTGCGCTCTAAAAGTCTGACAGCTTGCCCACAATACCCTCTTCTGATTCCTGCTTCGTCCACTCTGTAAAACAAATAGATTCCGCTAACATTCGATATTTCGGGGCATATCTGTTTTATTTTTTTCTCACGTTCTGCTTTCATAGCATAGATTTTCTTCCAATCAGCCATTCGCACCACCATTTCTGTACTTTTCAAGTTCTGCAATCATGGTTTCTCTGCCAATATCTCCACTCGCACGCCACTCTACCGCATGAAAAACTCCGCTAAGGTTCTCGCTCAAAACTTCGATTCTAATACTTGCCGACCTGATATACTCAATCAACCGCTGTGTATCTCGTGCTATGTCCTCGTAACCGTACAACTGTAAGTGTTGCACCATAATTTCAAGGTTGGAGATACTTGACGGCTCCATTAGCTCATTGACATCCTTGTAGCACAAATAACCAAAACTTCCACCACTCAAAACGGACACTCCTTTCCATTCTGTAAAATCCATTCCTTGCCTGCTGCCGCATAGTCCACATTCGCCAATGGATCAATCTTTTTTACCTCTGTGACACATTCTTTGGCATCAGAATTATCACGGCTTAAATGGCACAATATGACGTTCTGCAAGGCATCTGATTTGTTCGCAAGAACAAATTCTTTTACCGTTTCCAGTTCCATATGACCACGGTACACATGGGATTTCTTAGCATCGTTGGAATCCTCTGTAATGTACTTCTTCTGATAGTTACATGAAATAATGATGTGGTTTACTTCATGAAACCGCCACTTAACAAATTCCGTGTCAGTTACATAAAGCAATTTTCCCATTTCCGGGTGAGTAATCAGGAATCCATAGCAAGGGCATTCTGAACCATCAGCGTTTGTATGTGTCCACTTACCATCCAGTGTCGTAAGATCAAATGCCATTATTTTTCCACCAGTAAACCCTATTTCCATAGGTTCTAAACTCTCATATGGCTTAAATACTGGTATTCCCATGTGTTCAAGGTCTGATGTGGATAATGAGTGGTCTTTGTGCGTATGGGTGCATATCGCACCCACAACACACTTAATATTCCAGTTAAGACCACGTTTTATGTCCATGATGGGAAGTCCTGCATCCAGTAAAAGCGTTTCACCGTTATCTGCCGTTAGAAGATAGCAGTTACCGGAAGAACCGGATCCTAAACATTTTAGCTTCATGTTTCTACCTCAATTTCGTCATCTTTTGGAAACTGAAATATGCAGTTATTTACATATTCAACTTTTGATGGCTCATTGTTCATGGTTTGAACTATAATTCCACTATTTTTCAATTTTTCAAACTGTTTTACCACATCTTCTGTAATTTCAACATTTTGAAAAAGAATCGGCATACCAACGTATGCTTTTCTAAGCATTTCCATAGCTTTCTTCGATTTTTCTTCTTTGGAATATGTAGCTACAACGCCATGCGCAATTTCTGAGGGTCTGGCAATGGTATCTCTTATCGCAACAATGGAATTATCTTTTGTAATTCCAAAGCAAAAATTTTCATATGGAATATCAGTTCTACCGTCCTGTGAAATAATTCTCATGGTGTCCTCCCTACTTAAAGCAATCCGGCGTCTCTGCGCTGGCAATGTCCGTCTCTGCGGTCTGCGGTGTCTGCGGTACTTCCTCAAACTCAACAGTGTTTGCATTATTCTGAATCTCCCTGTGAACCTGTTCCTGAATGGGTTCCATCGGATATTCCTTGAAGTCTCCATCTTCGATTTCTTCTTTTGTGTAAATACCCATTGTCAGTTCCGGGCAATTCAGACTAGAGAAGAACGATGCCGCTCTGTATCTGAGCATTAACTGTGGCATGGTTTTCCACTTACTTCCATTTTTCCCAAGCCATCCCTCGTCCTTTGCCATCTGCATATTGACTTCCATACCCTCAACTCTGCGACCGTTTTTCATAGTCCACGCTACGCATGAATAAGGCTTTCCATCTTTATCCTTTACCTCGTCATACTGCAACTCCATGTCAAACATTCTGCTTGCGTTAATAGAGGCAATCAAAAACTTACTGCTCCAACTAGGTCTTCCCTGTATCGGATAAAGGTTCTGCATAACCATCAGAGGGCTAATGTGCATTCTTTGTGCCTGTTCAATGGCAATCAAACAGTTAGACGGATTTTTCTGATATGTCTGCGGAACAATCGTTGAATCAGCCAGTGCCTTTGCCATCTGCATTGCCATAATAAAATTGTCGGATGTTCCAAAAATCCCAAGACTGTAATCTGTAACCTTATTCTTGCTTTCCTTTACCTCTGCCTTTTCCTGTGTCATTACTTCCTGCTTCTTTTCGTCTGCCATGTTTCTACCTACCTTTCTACCTTTTTGATGCCGTCAATTCCTATGATGAATACCTGGGTTGTCTTGGGATTCTGAATCAGTGCAATAGTACTTGCAAACCTATCATGTTTTTTAATTCTTAAAACTTTGTATTCATCATCTTTGCTTACATCTGAATCTATTACAAAATTCTGTTCGTATCCTAAAAGACCACTCCATGTACCGTATAAATTGTACTGCTTACCGGTATCCTTGACTTTTACGGTATCTCCCACGCAGATTTCGTCTTTCTTCTCCGGTTCTTTCTCCGGTTTGTAGTTTTCAAGGACAACGTACTCGCTGTGCCATAAACCAACATTTTCCTCAGATTTTTTGCAAATACATCCTGATGTCGTAACGCAATTTACTTTGAAAATATCTCCGTTTTTATAAGGAATCAAACAAGGCATCGCACAAACAACCTTGATGTACTCACCGACTTTAGCTTTTCTCTTAACCTACCGGACACCGTTATCAGGCTTCGCATCCTCGCCCATCAGCCGATTAAAAGCCAACTTAGCACCAGTACGGAAATCAAATTCATCAGCAGGATTGCAGTTTGCTTCTGCTTTCTCGCCAGTGGACTTGTCCAGCGCAACTACTTTGTTGTCATTGCGGTAGATGACAATAGTTGTGTCTACTTTTTCTAAAGCGGCAGAAAATATAGAACCTATTTGGAAATGTTTTAAACCAATGCTTTCCCCAACTACATCTTTGTAAAAAACAGTGCCACCACTGATTTCTGTGATTTCAATTGCTGCATCATTGTCTGCAAAATATCCGCTTTTGTATCTGTCTCCAACCTTAAATTTATGTTTTTCCATATTATTCTTCCTCACTTTCCAGCTTAATCATAAATCCTCCCTGATGCACTGTCACATCAGCTTTGTAAATCTCCTTGATGCTTCTAGGCATCACATGGAACGTCACATCCGTATCAGCAATCTTGCCTTTGAATTTCAAGGCTCCACGGTCTGAAAGTCCCAGGTACACACCCACGCAACACTTGTCCTCAAAATTGAATACCACGGTGTCACCAGCATTGATTACTTCTCCGCTCGTTGTCAAAACGGAAATTACTGTCTCTTTCTTAATCTGCATTTTCCGCAGCTCCTTTCTTTATCTTATCTGCAAATAATTTTGTGGTAACTTTTGCTCCAAATTGGGCAAAAGTAATTATCATAAGTGGGTTTTCTTCAATTAAAGAATCAAACGGCTCTTCTCCCATTGTTTTTACTATTGCTCTGCACATTTCATCAGCAGAAATCTCAACTTTTTTATCCATATCATAATCATTATTATGCATTCTTCGCTTCCTCCACTTTCAAACTCGCATCATCACTTCTGCGGAACATAATCAACTGACTGTCAACATCAGGAATCTTCCAAGGGTCAAGGCTTTCGGTATCGTCAACCATGATAGGCAATTCCACACCGCACCGCTTCTGAAACGCATTGCAAATGTCAATCTCCGTCAGAATCCTTGCTCCGTGGTTCATGTTCCGGCTGTAAGGCTCTCCACGGTATGTAAAGTCACAGCATTCCTCCGTGTCACCATTCACAAGAGGTCTAAACATACGAACTGTGCAGAAAGAAAGATACTTGTTCACATCAGCTTCCAACAGTTCGTTCTTCTTCCGGCTGAATTTCTTTAACAGGTCAAGTTGTGCCTGCACATCCGTAATCTTCTGTGCAATGTTCTTGCGCTCCTGTTCCAGTTCTGTGATACGCCTATCCACACTCTCGTTAATGCTTACACTCGCCAAAGACTTATCAACCACAGAAATATCATTGCGGATCTGCTCTTCATCACCTTTTAACTGGATTCTGAGAAGATTCATGTCAGTGAATTTGTTCATGGAAGCTTCTTTCTCAGCAATCTGTGACTGGATAGCTTTGTATTCTTCTGTGTTGGAAATATCCACGCTTGCCGGAATGGAATTTAATGCATTATCGGCAATGGCAATCTCTTTTTCCAACCGCTCCACTTCATCCTCGGTCTTTTTCAGTTCCTCACGCTTATGCTCCAGTTCTTCCTGATCCGCTTTGATATGTTCAGCGCAGGAAGAACCCTCTTTAGTAATAAGTTCCAATTCATGTGCCTTATGCGTATCAAACTCCGTTCTTAACTGCTCTTTCTTCTCTTCCGGATATTCCTGTCCACAGTAGGGGCAAATCAAAGAGTTTTCATCAAATTTAAGGCTTTTATTCAAATCCCAACTCTTCTTCAATTCCTGTCTCTTCTGCTCATACTGTGCAATGCGCTTTTCCAGTGCAGAGATCTCTTCACGAATGGTATCTGCCTTAAGCAACTCTTTCTGATGCTCATTCTGAACTTGGTTCAATGCCGTGCGCTTCTCTCTTCTGTCCACATCCAGTTTTTCATTTGCTTTCTGCTGCAATGCGCTCAACTGACCTTTTAACTCAATGATTCCATCAGAAAGCTTATCGTAGGACTTCATACTGTTCTGCGTATCTGTCTGCTGCTTAATGTTCTCTGACAGCTTATCCAGTAAAGCTTTCTTTTTCAGTTCCAGATCCGCAAGGTCAATATCTACTCTCTGACGGCTCACCTCGTCAATACGGCTAGGAATTTCATCTAACAGATCCTGCAATCCCTTGGTTCCATTTCTTCCCCTTGTGCCGTACAACTGCGTATTGCAACGCTTTTTCAGTTCATCAACAGTGCCGTCCTGCAGAACAGCCCTTAATGCTTCAAACTCCGGAAACTGATTGCAAATGTCATCATTACTGTGCTGACCAAACATATCAGCAAGAATTGCTCTCTGATCCGTTCCACCTTTCAGAAGAAGTGTCATAGCATTGATGCAAAGTGAAAACTTATCTTTTCCGCAGACACTCTCTTCCAAAAATGCTTCAAAATCTGCTGCCTTTTTGGGAATATCATTCACATAGTAATCCGTGACATTCCCGGTAAACTCTCCTTTCTTATTGAAGTTCTGACGGCATACTTTTTTCAGAACCTTGTCTGTACCGTCAATCTCCACGGTAACTTCTGCGGTAATATCTCCGTCGATGTCATTGCCGTCCTTATCGTGCGGTCTGATTCCGGTGATCTCTCTGCCGTTCTCGTCACGGCATCCAAAAATATACTGAATTGCTCTTTTGATCGTGGACTTACCTGTTTCATTTACACCGGAAACCTCTGTCCGGTCGTATAAATCAGTGTCCACTACGTTAGAACCATAGAATTTGCAGAAATTCTGCAAAAAGGTGTGTTTAATCCTCATTTTTCCTATCCTCCCAAAGATATAAATACAGTGAATTTACAAACATATAGATTGATACCGGCTTGTCTGTCTCATTGATCTCCTTGTACAACTCTGTGTTTGGGTTCATCTTATCAACAACCCACTTGATCGCCCGGTACACGCTTTCCTTGGTTGTGCTGTGTTCCTCTCCGATAATCCGGTAGATTTCAGAAAGTCTTCTGTTCCGATTCTCAAACATCAGCGTTTCGACCTCGATGATGTACTGGAATCCCGGCAAGTACTGTTTTAGCCCCAGTTCTACCAAGATTTTTCTTATCTTCCTTTCCATTTCCTCACTCCTCCGGCTTTCAGTCTTCTGTTACGTGGATCATGTTGTCCTCTTCGCTGATATACAAGATTCCTGCATCTAACAGTCTCGCAATCAGAATCTCATTCGCACGGACGATGGGGATAATTTGTCGCTTCTGCATGAAAATACTCCTTTCTTAACCATTTTTTCTTCCCGGTATTGCGGTTTACAATTCTGTAATAGAATGCTGTTTCACGGTCAACTTCCCATTCTTTCGGACTGTAAAATATCTTTCCGATGCACCCTTTGACGGTAAACCGCTTTTTGGAACTCATACGGTGTCCTCCGCAAGTTTTCCTTGATTCCACCATGAGGAACCACAAACGCTGTTCCTTGAAAAAGAAGTAGCACCATTAGTCCATACAAATATTTTCCCATCTTCAAATTTTGCAAAGTATCTAGGTTCCCAAGGGTCACTGTCGGAATCTCTTACGTACACTTTTGTATCCACCGCCACGTTCGACCAGTCAACAACAGGTTCTACATATTCCTGTTCTAACCATTCCCTAAATTTTTTTCTGCATTGGTTGCAACTGCTCCATGCGCAATCCTTGCAATTAATAGCAAAGCAATCGCTCAATCTTCCTTCCTTATCAACAGTTATTTTAATGTCATTTACAGCCATATTAATAATCTGTTCCGCATACTTCTCTCTGTTCGTCATTTTTCATTCATCCTTTCCAGTTCTGCGCTCCTGGTTAATATCCAGTCTGCGTAATCACTTAATTCTGTCTTTGTAGCTGCGTTCTTCTCACCGTGGTAAACCATGAGGGCAATTCCTACATCACAGTACTTTTCAAACAATTCCGATAAATAGTCGGCTCCCACATGGATATTACCGTCCACAGAGTAAATATCCGTAACTCCCAAACGCTCCATGCGGTCTTTGTGCCATCTGTCAGAAATCTGCATCAGACCTTTGCAACCGCCACTTTCCACATCCGGTCTGCCGGAAGATTCTTTCTCGATCATTGCCATGAGCAGTTCCGGGCAGATGCCGTATTCCTCACCGTACTTTACACACGATTCCTGCGCTTCCTCGGAGATGAAACTGCCGGCTGGCTGTGCCGTGGATGTAAATGTGATGGAGAGTGCTATTATAATAGGAAGAAACAGCTTTATTGTTGTTCTCATGCGCTTTCCTCCTCGATAGGTTCAATGCCAATCTCTTTCAGCTTGTTGTATAAGAACATCCTGCCTTTCTGTGTCCATACGGTAAGTGGCTTTGTTCCAGTACTTCCGTCATGTTTAACATAATCATTTGTCTTTGTTCTCACATAACCCTTTCCCTGGAAGTCTGCATACAATATCCACTGGTCACCTACTTTTCTCTGAATGCCGGCTGTTCTTAAAACTGAATTGAACCTCACCGCACTCATTCCGTAGTCCTGCGCAATCTGTGTGACAGTCATGCAGTCGTTGGATGAAAGAATCTTGTCCACATAGTCAACTTTTGGTGTCATATCGGTAATCACGGCATCCATCTGTTGCACCGTGGTCTGCAACTGCTTAACCTCTTCCTCTTTCTGTGCAAGCATCCTCTGTGCTTCGACAACCGCCAGTGCAATCAATTCCTGTCCAGTAGGGATATGTGCCTTAATGGAATCTTCCATTTCGTGGAAACGGTCAATGTACTTTGCCGTAAATTCTGTTCCCCTAACTCCGGTCATCTTATGTGCTATGAACTCGCAGCCTTTCTTCGTTACCATGTAGCAAGGCTGTGTCTTGTTTTGGCTGTTTTGATAGGTACTTTCTGTAAAGAAATCGGACTGTCCAAAATTGGCTCGTCCTAATTGCTCAACATAAGTGCGTATATCTCTTAGCAGTTTGCTGTGCTCTTTCCCTACCATTTCCGCTACTTCCACGGAAGATATTGTTTTCTGCTCTAATTCGTTCATTGTTCTCCTTTCTGTGGTATAATGTTCTAAAAAACTGGAGGTTTCATATGCTTCTCAAAATCGAAAGAAAAGTACTTAGGAAAACTGTAAAATCTTCTGAATGTTCCATTTCATTGTCTGAAATAGGGAATTACAATGGTGAAGATGTTTACCAAGCATTTTTGTCCTTAAAGGAAAAGGGATATTTCACCATAGTTAGTTCATCCATAAATCGTGAAATGTTCACATTCGCTTTGTCTTCAAAAGGAAGATTCTACAAAGAACATTTATTTCTCTCATTTTTGAGAAATATACTCATACCGTTTGTTGTAGCTTTAATAACTGCAACTGCCACATACCACTTAGAAAAAGTAGCAGATAGCTATTCCGACAGCCGCCCCAGCCAATGCACTTATGAGTTGAACCAATGCAGTGATCCAAGGTTCTAATTTGTCAAGAAGATCTCTCTTCTGGCGGTAAGTCCATTTTTTCATTCATGTTCTCCTTTCATTGCATGAGAAACTGCATTACAAATTGTCATATGCTGTTTCTCTTCATCATTCATGGACTTCTCAATTCTTTTCAGAGTACCGTCAATGCTCTTTAATGTTTTTAGAAGTTCTTTCTCAAACTGGCTTTGCATTTTCTTCCTCCTGTTTCTTAACAGATTCCTCTGCCATCTTCTCTGTCTTTCCGAGAATATATCCCTTGTCAAAATCGGACATATTCGGAATGGCTCTCTTTAACTTCTCAACGATTTTTTTCTCTTTTTCACTCATTCAATTAACTCCCTATTTGTGGTATACTCTCCTTATTCTGATATAAGGAGGTGAATTACATTGGATTCCAAAGAATACGCATCCGCTTACGCCATTGCTAAAATTTGTGGATATACCGGAAGTTTTGATGATTTTAAGAACCTGTACGACCAATACTATTCCGAAATCATCAATTCTTTACCGGAAGAAAAACCACAATTAGCAAAAGCCGAAGCAATTAGCAATCCTTTCCAAATCCAGAGCCGTTCCTAAAAGGCGAAATGGCGGTAAGTACTTTGATAGACAAATCAATATTTGTTTCTTCGATTTTCTTATCGCCATCTATAATGCTTTTGTAGTCATCAATAATATTCATGGCAATGTGCTGTGCCATCTCGTCAATTCCAACAAAACGTGAATCAGCTTTCTGAACTATATTTGCTTTACCATTTTTGTCTAATACCACATATCTCTGTTTTTCCATGTTTTTACCTCCCTATTCCAGTAACTCGTCTACTTTTACTCCAAGGACTTTTGCAACAGCCTTTAAATTGTCAACTTGCGGAGCAGATTCATTCCACTTTCGGATAATTCCATTGCTCAATCCGGCTTTCTGCTCCACTTGATAAATATTTGTTCCTTTCTTATCACAAATTTCCTTGATTCTGTCGTAACAATTCAATCTATCACTTCCTTTCTCTTGATTTAGGAATTTAGAGAAAAACTTGACAAAATTTAGAGAATGTTCTAATATAGTAACTGCCAAGAAACCACAGAGAACATTTTTAAATTTAGGCTTTCCTCTAAATCCTAAATTTATTATATAGAGTGTTCTCTATTTTGTCAAGCATATTTTTAGAGTATCATCTAAATTTTAGGAGGACACTATGACTACGGTAGAAAGAGTAAAATCTATATGTAAAGAAAGGGGAATAGCAATTTCTAAATTAGAGACTTCTTGCGGATTTGGTAATGGATATATAAGAAGTTTAAAAAAGGGAGTTATCCCGGATGACCGTATAGAAGTAATTGCGAATTTTTTAGGAGTTTCTATTGAATTTTTGCTGACTGGTAAAGAAGACGGGAAAAAATATTCCGAAAAATACGCTAGATTAGTTTATTTTTTAAGAAACGATCCCAATATGGAAGATTTATTGATTAAGTACTACAATCTTTCTGAGCAAAAAAGAAGTACTGCATTTTCCGCATTTAAAATGATAATCGGAGGTGCGGAATGAAGAGAAAAATAAAAGATTCTAATGATTTTTTTGGCTATTTAATATCAATAAAAAATAAAGACAACAATGTTGTATTAGGTAGGATTTCAAAAGATTATGGTGATTCTGCCATAGATGATTTTATTGATTACATAAATGAACTAGAAGAAATGAAATATATAAAAATAAATTCATTAGAAGACATACATATAGTAAAAAGTAAAGAGCATAATTACATAAGTCCTTTAAAAAAAATTATTGATTATATAGGTCCAAAACTTGTTTACGTTTTAGTGTACTTTATGGGATTATGCTCTCCAATATTTACAGAATATTTAAAGAAAATATTAGGTCTATCTTAAGAAATAATTTGTTAATAATCCTAAAAAGTAAATCAAAATTATTAACGCCCAATTTATTTTTTTTCGATTTTTCATTTTTCCCCCTCTATATCAGAGACAATGACATAGACATATTTCAATATGTCATTGTCTTCTATTCCAGATAGTATTCTTGCAATTTCCTCTCTGTAAAATTCATTGCTTTCGTTCATTGTAACCACACCCCTCTCCCCTTTAATTCTCCGCAGAATCTAAAGTAGCGATACATCAAATTATAGAACATATGTTCTTAACAATCAATATATTTGACTCACGTTTTTTATTGTTGTAAAATATCAACAAAAGAGGACGGTGAAAACGCCAATAAACACCGCCCTCGCCAGAACTTGAAGTCCCTTGAAACAAGGGATGTTACAAGTGTATCATGTGAAAGGGGGATAAAAAACATGATGAAAAAAGACCGAATCAAAGAAATTTCGACACATTTATCAGTCAACCGTACTAATTATATGTTAAGTTTTCGTGGAAATCTCCATGAATTTCTAAATGAGCCGGACATGACGGTTTACAAGCTTGCAGATGAAGCTAATTTGCCTTATTCTACGCTTAATTCACTACTATACGGTAATTCTAACGACACAAAGCTATCGACCGCTGTTGCGCTTGCTAGAGCCTTTGGAATCAGCGTAGATGAGTTGGTAGGCTGTGGTACTATGGAAGATAAGATGTTGGAATCTGTCAAGATATGCCGCAGTCTGCCGGAACACTCTCTGTACCTTATCCGCTACTCCATCCGTCACCAAGATAAAATCTATTCCAGTCTTGAAAAATCACACAAGTATATTTCTGTCCTTAAACCGCAACTTGTGAATGGAATTATAGCCACCACAAACGCTGTAGAACCTATTTGCATAGACAAATTACCGGAAGATATAAAATCCAAGACTTATATCGGTTTGAAAATTCCCTGTGACTACTATATGCCGTTTTATCTGCCTGGGGAAATTGTTCTCCTTGCAGCGGATCGGGAACCACAAGACGGTGAACGATGTATTGTAACAAGTAATGGTGGGATACAAATTGCCGTAAAAACCCATATAATAGAATATGGCGTTAGAAAATGGAGATATGTTTCGCTCATGTCTCCGAACAGTATACTTCCGGAACACATAATTGATGACATGATAGGATATGTGGTTGGTTTTGTCAACAATGACGGTGACTGGGGAATCAGATAAATAGATTAAGAGCATGGCTTTTACACCATGCTCTTTTTTGTTGTTATTTCGCAAATATTTTTTATGACTGCTTCTGTAAATGGCAAGTTAAACCAAAACACCGATTTGTCTTTAGTCAATTGTGTATCATGGGATTCTGAAAATACAATTTCAAAAATAGGTAACAGAGTATTTGTAACGTTAGGCGTACGAATTACATCTGAGCAGTATAGCGGATCATTAATTATTGCCAATATTGGAAGGACATATTCCCCTAAAAATATGTATGTTAGAACAAATGCAGTAGGTGGTACAAGTGGCGATAATCACATACTTTATATTGATAAATCTAGTAGTACGATAATATTAAACCCATCAACGGAACGGTATTATTCTGCCAGTTTCTCATATTTGTCAGATTGAGATTTATTTGAAGAAGCAGCCCAATACCTTGGATTAATTAATTATTTATATGCCACAACAAAATTTAATATAAATGTTGCATCATCGCTAACATTTGCAATTTGATATACATAAAACTTTCTATTATTTGCAAATCTTACATTAACAGCCCAATCACAATTTGCAAACACCCCAAATACATTTGCATTATTTGGCAATCCAAAGTCAGACAAGGAGCCTAAAAAGGACTGTCTATTCGCCACTAATAGAGTAACAGATGTTGATATTGATGCAAATTTCAAACCATTTAAATTGCCATTTACATCACTTAATCCCCCAGTGATAGTACCGTCACCAATAGTCGAAATATCGGTAGTTCCGATAAGGCCTATAAGTGATTTAAGGTTTTTTACAGCCAGTTTAATTTTTCCCAAAATAGATGATAACTTTTCTCCTGTCGTTAATTCATCTAAAGTTGTTGCTTCTTCAAACGCCGCAGTCAAATTACTACCATCACCAGTTTTGGTCAAATAGTTTGTCAAATCTGTTTTTGGAATTTCATCTATTTTTTTATCAACATCGGTTTTGTCATAGTAATTTGTCAAATTAGAAACTGATTTTGTAATGTATCCTACATCATTTTCTAATTCGCTGACTTTTGTAGGTATACCGCCTGTTTGCTGTTTTGCCTGCTCCATATAATACTTTGCGTTATCTGTATCTTCTCCTTCTCTTGTTCCGGTTCCACCTACGGCATAAGATTCAGCCAATACAGATTTTGCATTTGCGGATTGCGCATAAGCAGATGCATTTGCGGATTCTACTCTAATATCTGCTAAATAATTAGGCTGAAGCATATCATCTGTTACTGATCCTGTTTTTATCGAAAAAGAATAAGTCTTATTCTTTCCAGTACCAGTCACGGAGACAGTTATGGTTGCAGAATCTTCAAATGTCAACACCGGAATCATAGAACCAATATCAGCCGTAAACTGTGTTCCATCTTCTGTAGTCATGGTAATGATTCCGTCATCAGACATGGAAAATTCGACAGGTATTTTTTCAATATTAAGGTCAAAAATTACTTTTTCACCATTGTACTTTGTAATAGTAATAACACCGGTTGTTTCATCCATAGTCCAATCAGCAATATTTCCGTTTATTGCAGACTTGTCTACTTTTAAGGCATCCTGTGATATGATACGGTTGTCCAACGCATCAATAGCAGAATCCATTTTATTAAGATTTATTTCATCAATGTCTGTGTTTTCACTGGGGTAATTTTCCCAGTTAATTCTGGTATAAACCTTATTCAACGCCATCTGCAGATACCTCGCTTTCCTCTTTCATAATCTGCATATCTGATAACTGTTTAGTCTCCGAATACACTTCATACAGTACAAGCCTTTTCACCTCGATAGGCAACGGTGTTTGATTTAATACTGTCACAAGGTTGCTTTTTAATTTCTTAATCTCAAAGTTTGCTGCCATATCAATTCTCCCTTACATAGATTTCTTTTCCTTGCTCTTCTGCATATGCATACAGATTTTTGCACAGTTCAGATACCTCATATCCGCTCTGTGCAACCACTGTATCCGACATGTCAATAAGTTGCTTCATAAACTCTTCAAAACCATCTCCATCTTCCGTGCTAAAAAATGTGGCATTGATTTCCGTAAACGTGGAAATTCCAATGGTAAAAGCTATATATTGCTGAATTTCTTGCCTTTCTTCCATTACTTCTTTCATTGTTTTTCCAATAATCGTTTGAAGAATAAATATTTTTTTTACCATAATAAATCTCCTACGTCATAAGTGTGACAATTCCAGATGTTGCAGTGAGCAAACCTCCAAGTGATGAAACTCCTGTAATAAAATTAACATTATGTCCAGGATAATCAGCAACATTGGCTGTTTGTGTTACCAAAGATACATCTGATACGGTTCCATTTATATAATTTTTTGTGACACTTAATGTGGCACTTGTCAGTACTGTCTTACTGCCTAATATTTGAGAAGTTGTTGATATGTTTTTTACATATTGTGAATCATATGTTGCTCCATTTCCTACCACTAAAATTCCGCTTACACTTACCATTGAAGCATCAATAGTAAGATATTGTCCCAATCCTTTTATAGATCCTGTGCTTTGCAATAGTTCGTTATAAAATTTAATTTCACCTGATGATACTTCTGTGTAACTTCCGTCTTCCCCTATAGACTTAAAACTACCAGTCATTACTGCGTTTTTAGCTGTTATAGTTCCATCTGCTGATATGCTACAGTTATCTGCTTCCAATACAAAACGGTTTCCAGAAATACTTACCTGTCCACTTTCAACACTTAACTGAGAACTGACATCACCTTTTGATACTTTTAATTTGATTTGGTCTGCCTGCAAAGATATTGCCGCTGCCAATTCTACTTCTGTATCTGTTGCCCTTTTCGCTTCTGCTTCAATTTTTCCTGCATTTTGCGTAATTTTCGTATCCAATCCGCTCTCTACATCCTTGATCTCAGACCGGGTCTCTTCTACATTCCGTTCTAGTTCATTAGTCTTTCCACGGAGTTGAATTATACTTTTGTTAATTCCATTTACCTGTTCACTGTACTTTGGAGATTTTCCGCTTGCTGATATGGTGTCTGTCGGTTGTTGGATTCCTTTGTATGTTCTGCTCAACACATAGCTTTCTATGATTTCTTTAGCCGTATATACATTGACTGCTTCTCCAAGGCTCAAACAAGGATTTCCTATTTTTTCACAGTTATAAGGTCTATATTTTACAACTTTAATAACCTCATACAGATTTCTTGCAACCGTTTCTAGGGCATCTGCGGTCATTCCATAAACAAGGAAATTATCTTGCAAAATATAACTGTTGTCGTTCTCGGTAATCTCTGTATCCGGGTAAACTGCACCAATATCATTTTCTGATTGTCTTATCTGCACTTTTGTAACTTTTTGGCAAACAAAATCTTCATATTTAACTGATTTGTATTTTCCACCAGTAACCTTTTCTTTTTCAGAACCTTTTCTAGGGTATAATCCTTTCTGTGGATATAATCCTTTCTGTGGATATAAACCTGATATTATTTCTTTAAGGAAAACATATTCAAATTTTCCATCATGGTTAATGTGGCCAAAGCATCCATTTATTGAGCAGATTGCTTCCATGACCGTCTGGCCAGAAAGTTCGCTTGGTTTTATTGTTTCTGCCACTTCCATGCTGTCATTAGGTAATGTGGTTGCTACTTGTTCAACACCAAAATATGAAAAAAAACTGTCTCTGAACTGCTTTAAGGTCAGAGGAAATTTCAACCCGTTATACCAGGAAGATACTTCTGATTCTCCAATATCGTATATAACGTCATATGCCGTCACATTTCTGTAACGCTTATCATCTGTTGGTTTATCGGAAATGACACGGTATTTTCCGAAAACAAACGGTGTGTCAGTATGTCCATTAATCACAGCAGAAACATTTATCTGTTTCCCAATCATGCTTGTGAACACGTTGGAAATTTTGAATTTTAACTGTGATGCATTGCACTGTCCAAAGGTAAGGTAATCATCATCACATAGTATTTCTTTTAATTCAAACTGTTCAAAATGGATTTCGCTGTTGGTGATTTTTACAGACTTGTCCTCTGTTTCAATCGTGATTTCCTTTTTGGATGCGCTTTTATCAAACAAATCCGCATAGGTATAGTTACTCATTCGCTACACCTCCGACAAATGAAAATTCTATCTGATTGTATTTAATCTCTCCGTCATAAGTTCCGTAGATTGTAGGCTTTATATCAGCCATATATCCATATTGTGTGACATATTGACCTAAAAATGGAATGTATGCCGTGATATTACATCCCTGTTCCGTTGCATCAATAAAGTTGCTTCGTATCCCGGACAGTAACTCTTGCAAATCGTCATCCGTCAGCATCGCAGGTGTGGAAAAATCAACACTTAATGCTTTTAGCTCCACAGCATTTCTATGTACGTATCCATTTGCATCAGTCCACGGGTCTACATCCTGCATATTTACAGCTGGCTGATAACTTTCAGCGGCTATAAATCTTGACTGGTCAATAACGTAATCTCCAATTTTTAAAAGCCATCCTTGATATGCTGACATACGCTCACCGCCTTATTGCATAAAAATAGACAGCACCCATTCAGAGTGCTGTCTGTGTTAAAATACATATACATTCTTGTGTTTTTGGTTAAATTGCTCTTGACCGTATTGTCTTGCGGCAATTCCAATTTGATCTGTTGTTATTCCAAACTCTTTTTCAAGGATTCCTTGCAGTAGCTGATTATTCTGTCTCAGAAGTGCAATTTCCTGTTGTGCCGTGGAATTGATGGCATCTTTGATTCCAGTGATTTCAACTCCACCGGCAACCGCTGTTTTTCCACCTACTGTTCCGGCAATCTCCGGTATACCGTTCTCTCCTGCCATGAACATCGTATATCGGCTTGGAACGTAACCACCTTTTTCAAATGTAGGTATTCTTCCAACACTAATGTGTTGTATATTATTCGGAACTGCGTCACCAATTTTAGGTATTAACCTTGCTGCAGACATCAAACCATTAATAAGGTCTATGGCATTGTTTATCATGGTTTCTATTCCACTTATTACAAGGTTCAAAGGAGCTATTGCAACATTAGCTGCTGTTTTAAATGCTGTTCTAAACGCCGTTGGAATGTTTTCAAGCAATTTATTCCATTTTGTTAGTCCAAACTGCTCTGAAATTTTTTTCCACCAACTTGAAAATCCTGTTTGGTTCCACCATGTTGTAAAAGAAGTCCATTTTTCAGAAAGTGATGACTCTATAGTTTGACCCATTCCTTGCCACTTTTCCTTTGTGAACCAAGGAGATACATTTTCATTAAACCAGTTTCCAACAAGTGGTGCTATATTGATAAGTGCAGATGACAGACCAAAAGTATCTGACATATCTACTTTTGTATTTTTTATTTTATCAATTAGCCAATCAATTTTATCTCCAAAATCATCAAGAGTGCTATGTTTTGGAAGCAACATTGTTCCTGTCAAGAATCTATACAAATCATTATCTGTTATATCTTTGTATAAATCATCCCACGCAGTTTTTAATGTGGTAAAATCAGTATTTTTTAATGTATCAAAAAAACCATTTTCACCAAACCACGTAAAATTGTCGTAGTGCTCTGCGTCTTCTGGGAACAATGCTTTCCCTAAAGATTTTCCTACATTAAATCCAATCTCCCAAGTAACAGCAGCTATTGCAATTGTCGGAACTATTCCTATACTTGATCCTAGTACTTTGGCTGATAACTTGTCCGATATTTTTCCCCATATGATATCTCCAACACCAGTAAACTTTAAAAGACCTATTGCTGTCAGAATCGTGGTTTCAATCGGTGCAGCATCAAAACTTCCTTTCCATAGATCGATTGCCGCATTTATGGCAGTTTCTATGAAATTTCCGGCAGAAGTAAAGATTGCCGTCCAATCAATTCCGTCCAAGAAACTACCTATGTGTCTTCCAATTTTTTCCCAGTCAACAGAATCTATTGCTCTTGTGAACCAGTCAAAAATACCAGTTACCAGTTTGGACGTATCCATTCCGGCAACCTTAAACCAGGCATCAGAATCAAACTTAAATGCATATGCCAGATCTTCTATGATGTCTTTCACTGGCTTAAACACCTTGCTTACTTTATCAGCCCAGCCCATAGCTGTATTCTGCATCTTGTCGAATGCTTCCTGCCATACTTTTTCGTACTCTGCAGTAGCATCCATGATTTCTTTGGTAAGGTCAATTCCTGCTCCACCAGCACCACTTCCGGAACCACTGGATTTTGGTGTGGAAATAACTTTCAATTTATCAAATGCTCTGATTCCGCTTTGAGCATTTTTTGCGCTTGTGCCAACTTTATCCAGCGCATCTGCCGTATCTTCCAAATCTTCATTGTACCCGGATACACCTTGACCGAATGACGAAAAGTCAATCTTGATTCCCAGTAAATTTGCAACACTAACAAGCAGTCTCTTAATCGCAATTACGACACCGTTAATAACAGGAAGTACTTTCTGCAATACCGGGATAAACAACTGCCCCAGTACCATTCCGGCTTCTTTTACGTTGTTGGTAAACTGACGAATCATGTTACTTGGAGAATTGATTGTATTCGCTAAATCTCCCCATGATACTTTGGACTGGTCTAAGATTGCAAGTAAACGCAACTGCTGTTTCTCTGCCTGTGACATTTCAGATACAGCTTTTTCAATGCCGTATTTGTAAGCATAAGTCTGTAAGGTGGCATTCGTGATATCAATACCATACTTATACAGTGCTCTTGACTGACCGATCAAACCGGACTGTAAGTTGGTTGCAACCGTGCTGAAATCCACGTTAAACAGAGAGGATATATCCCCGGCAAGCATTGTCATAGACTTTGAAATTGCCGTAGTGACTTCTCCGGTCTGCCCTAAAGAGTTGGTAATGGATGCCAGCTGTGAAGCATACTGCGTGATCTCTTGCAAATTCAGACCCAGGTTCTTCATTCCGCTTTCAGAAATCAATCCACCATCTACATCTACTTTCAGACCGGACATTTTACCAAGCAGTTCATTTACACGGTTTCCGAAACTCTGTGCATAATCCTCTGCGTTGTCGTAACCGAATTTTTCAAAATCCTTGCCCCATTCCTTTCCGACTTTATTGAATGCTACCGTGTAGTAGTTAAATGCTTCGATATAGTCCGTAGTTCCCTCTATGGACTTCCACAGACTTTTAATTCCACGTATCACAAGAAAATATGTTGCGTAGAATCTGCCGAAAGCCGCAGCAAGGCTGAATGTGCTCTTTGTGGCTTTTTTTGCGCTTGCCGTATAGGTGTTCAGATTACGTCCTAAAGAGTTTGCTGCTCTCCCGGATGCCGCACCAGTAGATGCCAGTCCTGCCAGTGCATTTGTCATGCGGATAATGTTCTCACTGACATTTGGAGCGGTTGAAAGAGTTGTAAATAACTGCTTCAAATTCTTTGCCAGTAAAGGAATGTTTGTGACTGCTCTGCCGGATGCCACACCACCAAGTCTTGAAATCGAAGATGCTATGCTCGCAATATCCCCTACTCCATCTACTTTAGTTCCTGCCATGTCAGCAGAAAAGGTCTTCAATGCAGATGAAATTCTGCTTAATCCGCTTGTATCTATTTTTCCCATTCTGTTAATGGAATTTGTCAATGTGGATATGTTCTTAATACCGCTCGCATTCATGGAACTGGCGGCATTTGCGATACTCTGTATGCTATTAGAAATGCTTGTCAGTTTGGATGTATCAATGGACAAGCTTTTCTGAAAATTCGTAAGACTATTTGCCAACTTATCCAGTGCGTTACTTGCGTTATTCGCATCCGCTTTTATTTTAATCTGCAAAGAATCAATATCTGCCATACCGCACCGCCTTTACCGCAATAAAAAAGGAAGTGTCTGCCACTTCCAAGAAAAAGAGCGGTAAGCTGTGACACCTACCGCTCCTAAAATTACTTTTTGAGATATGCCCTTGTAACCGCACCGACTTTTCCATCTACAGTGATTCCAACACTCTTTTGGAATGCTTTTACTGCATCAGAAGTGGTTTTTCCAAAATATCCGTCAATGTTCGTCTTACCTTTCGCATTTACAGACGGCATAAATCCTTTCCTTACAAGTTCGTACTGCGCCCACTTGACATCGTTTCCCTTCATCATTGCCAGACGCTTGTAATAAAGAAGTCTTTCCGGCTCTGTATAAGGGTTTCTATGGCTTGTAGAATCCTCATATACGGCATCTAACTCCTTGTACCATACATTCATGTCTACATTGCCTACAATGCCACCTACACGCCCTTTAGAAGTGTACTGCCAGCCTACCATGTTTGGTACTTGCGGTTGATACTTCACATCACACTTGCCGTTATTCTTGCCGTACCGTGCAATCCACATGGGATAACTCACACCGCCATAAGGCTTAATGTATGTCTTGTAAAAACTTTCCCCAGTGTACACACCGAACTGCAATCCTGCATCAGTAATAACCTTGCCGTAAGCATTGATAATGAAAATAATATTTTTGCCAAGACCTTTCATAACGGCATCTTCAACATCAAGATATACTGTCACTTTTCTGCCATTAAGAATAGTAAGCACTCTTCTTGCATCAGATCGTGATTTTGCAACCGTTGTAATATATCCGTATTCATATACTCCGTGCACATGGACATTGTGCTCTTTACAACCTTTCCAGTTCTCCTCGAACTTCTTGTCCGGGTTCAAATCCTTACGGATGACTTTCAGAATAGCAAAATCAATACCGTTCTGTTTTACCGCCCACCAGTTAATCGTCCCCTGGTATGAGGACACATCAATTCCTGTTAAACTCATGTTTGTTTCTCCTTTTTTGGGTGTGATAATTCAAAATTAGCTTGCATTGCCATAAGTCCTGCGAGGAACGCTTTTCTTTGCTTCTGAATTTCTTTTTCATTATCAGCAATGTCCGCACGTTCCATAATAGGCTTGTCAATATACTTCGATTGTGCTTTTCGACCGTTTAGGCAATGTTCTATTGCAAATATTAATGCAGATATTCCATAATCTCCCCACCGTTGCCATGAATTCCTATCTTCTTCCTCTTTTTTGAGTTTATATCCTTTGTAACACCACTCTAATTTCTTAGGATTCAGATGTTTGAACTCTTCTATCGAAATTCCCATGGAAAAAGCAAATGGAAAATATTCTTCCCATATTATTTTGTGCCAGTCGATTTCTTCTTGTGATCCTGTGGCATCTTCGTTACCTTGCTGTCCTCTTTCTCCATCTCTTCCTTGGTCTGCGTCATCATTTCCGTCAGACCCGACAGTTCGAAAAAACCGTCTTCTTTCATACAGTCTGTCAGTTCTCCATACAGTTTCACAAAAGACAGACCGTTTGCTTTCATGTATTCTTTCATTAAAGCATTGGATTCATCCGGTGTAATATCTTCATGGTTTTCGATAAGACCAGCATAAAAAGCCGTTTTGCATACATGAGGAAATTCTGCAAGCATATATCCGCTACCATCTACAATTTCTTCTGGTGTGGGATTCTGTACATTTTTTGCTTTTTTAGCTACATAGCCACCGGAAAGCATAAGAAACATCTTTTGAATCAAATCCTTGCACTCCACAGCACCGAATCCAAACTCTAAAGTATATTCAACATCATTAACTAAAATCTTCTTCATAAAAACATATCCTTTCCCCAACATTTTGTTGGAAAGGAGCCGCCCGAAGACGGCTCTCTTTTTGCTAAATTAATGTTTCATCTACCGCTTCATCAAAGTCAGCCACGGCAGTGTTATTTGTTTCTGACTGACTTGCTATTCCCCCGTTGTCAGTGCAACGGTAGCATCCAATCCCTTGTATTCCTCAATGGTAAGATTCATTTCGATCGTCAGAAGTTCGTTCTGTCCGATTTCGGGTTGTGGAATCTGCTCGGGCGGCTGTGCAACAACAAAGAAAGATTTCTCTTCTCCGGGAATGACAGTTTCAAACCACATTCTATTTCCACCAGTAAGAGCCTTATAGGCTGTGATAAGTGCAGTCCATTCAGCCACGGTCTCTGATGTAAAGTTGACTGTGACTGCAAAAGATCCACCAGTATCTGCACGACCTTTTACATATCTGGTGATTGCATCTTCTAACGCAGAAGCATCAATCTGTTCAGGTTCGATGTTGATGCCGCCAATGGCATTGATTCTTGTAAGTTGCTTAAAACTTGTAGGTTTTGTTCCGGCGGTTGTCTCTGTACCATATCCGAAAGTAATGCCTAAAGTAGAAACTCCGGCTGCTGCCATAATTTATACCTCCTTAAATTTGCATAAAAAAATAGAGCCGAATGGCTCTAATAGTTACAATGTATCATCAGCACCTACTGTTCTTCTGAACCGTGCAGTGCTTCTGTATGTGTCCTGCGAAGTATTATTGAACTCCGGGATGGAAGTTATTTGAAATCGCAGACGTTTGAAAAGTCCGGCAACCGTAGCCATGATAGCTTCGGCTTCTTCTTGACTTTTGTTGGTTATCACATCCACTTGGTACGATGCTGTGATTCCATTAACCGAACGTGCTTCAAGGTCTTGTCCAGTCTCTGTAAATGGCATAGCATGAAAGTACACGGTAGGGAATGTAGAGTCTGACAAATCCTTACTTTTGTCCGTCACATAAGCTTTAGGATGGCTCTGCGGTATCTTCATTTTTAAGTACGATGCAATCTTTACTTTGAAATCTGATACCCACTGATATTCATTAACCGCCATTGCCGAACACCTCCAATGCCGCTTTCACTACATCTTTTTCAAGTTCGATACCTGTCAAATACATAAATGGTCTGCTATCCATGCCCTCGCACCAATACACTTTTCCATCATCGCCTTTGTAAAACCATCCATATTGACCATTTGCCAACTGAATGATGTTTGAACCACTTCCGTAGTTCCACTGAACACCTTCCGGCAACGGATATGGATATTCTTTTTTTTCACCAAGGCTACCGAGTGTACCAAATTCCACAAAAACAGCGGATTCATCATCAGCAACAACCGCCCAAATTCCACCGCCTTTTATGTTTCCTACATACTCTGCATGAATGCTTCGCATTAAATCGCCAGTGAATATTGCATCTAAACTTGTTACCTGCATCCTAGCCACTTCTATGCCTTTTTTAGCCAACTTTTCAGCCAGTAGCCTACATTTATAGGTCAAGCTGTTTTCATAGTCTCTAATAGCTTTTACAGCCGCTTGTATGGACTTTTGGTCAAACAGATTGATATTGATAGGTTTAGCCATAGCACACCTCACAGAATGTCCAATTCCTTGAACACTTCAAGCATTTTAGGAAATTGAATAGCAATCCAGTCTACCATTGTCTCTTCATGTTCGAAACGTTGGTTATGCTCAAAATTTGACTGTAATCCACTTTCAGATAGAAAAGCATGAACAATCTCATGCCTTAACTGTTTTTTCATAAGCCATTCAAAGTTTCCAACATTATTGTAATTGTCTTTTCTGACAGCGATTATTTTATTAGTATAATCGCAATAACCGTCACAATCTTCACTCGAAAACTTTTTTCTCTTAATCGTATATTCAGTTCCTAATATGTTTACAGTTTTTTGCATCCTATTTCACCGTCTTCTGCAACAAAAACAAATCTGCTGTCAGTCCTTCGTCTGCAACGCCTTTGACAACATAGTCCGCAGTCTTGCTGTCCACAAGTCCGTCATCGTCACGACCTACTTCTGACTTCTTCCAGATAACATCTCCTGCCTTAATCGGCAAATAGCCTTTATCGGTAACAATCTGACAATACGAACTGGAATCATCAATACCAAATTCTTTTACCAGTACTTCCGACAGCTTATTACTGATGTTGGCAGAAAAAAGGACGGGTTCAGAATATCCGGTAGTTTCTCTCAAAACCACCGGAATCCTTTCTCCGTCCATCTCGATGTACTTTATTTCTCCGTTTTCGTCCCGGTCATAAATCGTGACTTTTTCTCCCTGCCGTGAGTACTTCATGTCCTGCTTGTTAATGTCAAGCATCTTTCTTCACCTGCTTGTAAATCTGATTTACACCAGTGCTTGCCAAACCGGAAACAATTCCGACCGCAATCGCATTCAGCACATCATTTGCCGGGAAATCCGGAATAACATACATTCCTACTACTCCGAGGATTCCACCGACAATGCCGACAACAACCGGGATGTAGTTATCCTTAATGACCGGAATCAGCTTCGCTCCAATACCGGCAAGATAGCAGATAACCACGATTGCAACACAAGTTACTACCTGTGAAAAATCCATCATTCCTTACCTCCGTTCTCTTTAATGTTAAGTCTTTCCTCAATTCCATCAAGTCTATGATGCGCAGATGCCGTACTGGCTTCAACCTTTGCCAGCTTCTGTTCATGCACTGCAAGCTCTTTCTTCATCTCTGAACGCTCGCTTTTCATTTCATTGATAGTATCAAGGATGGTATCCAGTTTCATGTTGATGCGTGTGTTTTCTTTCACACGTTCCTCAATATCCTTTGTGTCTGTTCTTTTGCTATTTTTCAGACCAATGTAGACGGAAAAACCGAGTGATAACACGCTTATAATGATTGCTGTAGATAACTCTATAGTCACATCATATACCGCCTTCCTTGTTTGTTGGCACACCGCCCACCACCCTTAAAGTGTGCCGCCTGCAACCTTATTACTGGAATCAGTAACATGGTCACGCACAATCTTCTTTTAATTACAATACATTTGCAAATGGAAATACGCCAACAAACAGATCCTCACGGTCTCTCCATTTTCTCGACACTCCATTCTCTGAATAGCTTGCCATGAAGTTTTCACCGGCTTGCGATCTGTCATACACGACAAGATTAACCACAACGGACTGAAATTTTTTCATATCCGCAGCAATCTTCTCTTCCGTGTAGCTTTTCGGGTATATTCTCTTTGCTCTGATGTCGGCTTCTGCTTGACTGATAAGTTGTTCCAAAATAGGATTTTCTTCCAAATGGTCAAACACGACCTTGGAGCTTTCAGAATCACTTTTAGAATCAATATGAAATTGTTTCAGACGGATTTTTACTTGCTCCAAAGTCGTATATTCTGCCATGTGTTACCTCTTATTCATCCTTTGCAGTTACCGTAGTAATACCTGCTTTTACTGCTCTGTAATTAGGATCACACTCGATAATCATAATTTCCTTGCCGGTTATTGCTTCAATTTCAGAAATGCCGTCCCAAGTAGCATACGTCTTTACATTTCCAAGATAAGAAGGTAATTTACAATCATCTGCTACCTTGTATTTGTAAGAATTGTCACCGCTTTTTGCAGGGGAAACGCTTACTTTCGTGTATCCATTAGTTGTTTGGCTTGCAGTGCTGTTCACTACCAATGTATCCAAACCGCTTTCTCCTTCGGTTAAAGTACCGATTACGATTCCATAAGGGTTAGGAATTACAGGGATAAACACGCCACTAGCCTTAGTCCACTCAGCAACCGGATCAGGAGTTGCCCACTGGGAAATAGTAATGAATTGCTTTTGGGACAGGCTTGTAAATGCACTTGCCTTTTCTTCTTCCGGAGTTACGCCCCAAAGTCCAGTACCAATCTTTCCGTTTCCAGTAGATACATAAAGAGTAAATACATTATCCGGTAAAAATCTCTTGGGAGTTCTCGTTGTATTTTCCTTGTTGGCAATTCCGTACATATCATCATCAATTACCATATTCAGACCATACAGGCTAAGTAACAGATTTGCCACTTCTGCCGGAGTAATTGCCATTCCAACGAAATTAACTCCCTTAATAGCTTTCATGATTCCTTCATTCTTAAGCATATAAGAGCGCATTTTGGTAGAAGTCAGTACAGTATTGACAACATATCCTTTGTCAAGAGCCATCTGAACCATGTCTGCAATATCTCCAAGGATATCATGGGTAGGATCTTCCCAGCCTTTCAGTGCCTTGAACTTATTTACTTTGAAGTCAATAGCAAAATTGAGACCATTTTCGTTAATGGTCATCTTACCGGTAGACATAACTTCCATTTTTGCGATTTCAGTTCTTGTCTTAACAGAATCAGACAGCCGACCCATATCGTCATATACATAGTCAATCAGGTTGCTTTCTCTTACACCATGATTCAGCAACTGTCGTAATCTTTCAGACTGGTTGATTTTTTCCTTGATCAGCAGCTTTTCTACGCTTACTTTTTCGAATCCAGGTCTTACACCAATAGCAGCTTCGGTATCAAATGCGTGTACCATTGCTGCGGTAGGAAGATCCATTCCTTCGGAAAGTCTTTCATACTCTGCTTCAAGGTTCTCGGTCTTGATATCAGGGAAAAGACGGTCACCTACATAATTTCTTGCGATAGAATAGTTTTGGGAAAAATCCAATCTATCCTTGTCTGTAATCATTGTTAATACACTAGGCATACTGTTCTTACCTCCGTAATTTAATCAAAGTAAATGCCGCTTGCTTTAAGTGCGGTTTCGGCATTGGTATCTACTGCAACAGGCAAATTTGCCTTAATAACACGGCCTGCAATAATTACAGAAATAGGCTTCTTTTCGTCATCTGTAATATCAACATCCTCAAACACAATTCCCTTCGCAGAAGCGTTATTTGTTGGAACCACAGTTCCTGCCTTGATGATCTTCTTATCATCTACCTGTGTTGCCATTGCTTGTGTTCCCTCAAAAGTTTTTAACACAAGTCCGACTTCACTTGCTAAAATGTTTACACCAGAAGTGTAAGTAGTGGTTTTCATGTAAGCCATAACGTTTATACCTCCTTGCTTACTGTTCGATTACATAGCGCTGATTATATTTCTTTGCCATTTCAGCACCTTTACTTTCAGTTCCATTACCACCGCCAGAACTACCACCGCCCGGATTTGTGGTTCCGTTTGCGATTTCCTGCTCTTTAGCCTGTGCCGCAGCAGTCTCTTTATCAGAGATAATTTTTCCGAGTACTTCGTAGTCAAAACTGCCGTCATCCTTGATAACCTGTGATGCCTGTTCAGCAGAAATGTTAAACTTGGATGCCGCATTGCTTCTCTGTTCCGCAATAGCCTGTGTCTTTTCAAGTTCTGCGATTTTTGCATTTGCAGAATCAAGGTCTTTTTGCAGTCTTTCCGAATCGGATAAATCCTTATCTTTCATGGCTGTGTATTCCTTTTCCAACTCACGCAGTCTTGTCAACTCTTCACTGTTTTTGTTTGCTTTTGCGTTTGCTGCCTGAACATCCTTGCTATTCTCAGCAATGATTTTTTCAATCTGTTCATCAGTCAAACCCATAGCTGTCAGTTCTTCTCTCTTCATAAATTACCTCCGTTATGTCCTACGAATTTTTATACGGTGCAACGACACCGGTTGACATTGCCGGTTTATACGCTCACGGCATTGCGAATTTTTATAAAATAAAAACAGCCACCTATTTCTAGGCAACTGTCTTATTTTGCATTTGTTTTACAATTTCCTGTGCTTTTGCCATCTGCTCTTCCATGTTGATAATGTCAGCAGTTTTCCACAGAGCATCAAGGTAAGGCTTGGAAAGGTTGAAAGTCTTTTCGCAATCTCCCCAAAGTCCAACCGTTTTGATTGCAATAAGCGGATGAATACCACACTGCAGAAGTTGCAGTAATGTCTGCGACTTGGTATACATATTATCTTGTGGACTGTGGTTAATCTGCACATCAAAATCTCTAAGAGTGATTTTCAGATCTTCTTTCTTAATGCGAATAACATTCAGCGCAACCTTGGCCAGTCTCTTCTCTGCTGTCTTAACAACCGGATCCTTAAGCCTTGCTCTTGATTTTGAAAAATCCCATCCGTTTCTCAGCTCAACCGCACCCTGCGTATCACCGCCAGTGTTTCCTTGCTTGTTCGGTATTCCCAAAATTGAAAGTGCGCTGTCTGTTAAATCGTCCTTGGAGACCTGTGTCTGCGTTTGGTCAAGTTCCTGTGACATGACATCCACATCAGACTTATTGTCTTTATTGATGGACTTTACAACCAATGCATGGTTCATCTTCATTTTTTTGAACTCTTCTTCGTCAATCTCACAGTTTACAAATTTGTACCACGCCTGGATAAATTGCTCTATGCCGTCCATTCTGTTTGACTGCGTATTATTGATTGCATCCAACAGATCTATAACAAGTTCAATATCAGACAACCGCTCATGGTTGTTCGGAAATTCTACAATCGGAATACCACCAAATCCGTGAAGTTTCCATGTATCAGGAACAACCGCACTGTTTTTTATCTTACATTCACAGGATTCCGTGTAGCAGAGCTTGTACCACTCGCCATTTTCATCTTTTAATTCCTGTACCGCCAAAATCGGTTCTTCAGAACTGCGGTTGTAAATAACAAACGTATTCAGAGGATTAGGTGCAACCACACGGATAGGCACATCTCCATTCACAATCTGAATAGCTTTGAATGATGTTCCGGTTGCCGACTGCCACTCACCAGCTTTTATGTCTTTCTCGTGCTTATTTGCATCTGCTAAGTAATCATTCAGTTCATCTACTGCCTTATTTACAGCTTCATCATCTTTTCTGCTGACAAACTGAATAGGCTCTCCGTAAGTCTGAGCGACCTTGAATTGCACCCATTCAAAAGAATGGTTCTCTACTACTCGATTGGTGATATCCTCATTTGACAGCTTTGTTCTGTATAGTACCGGTTGATCTCCTTTGTAGTACTCCCACAAGTACTTGATAACTGGCTTATTGTAATAAAAAACACCGATGCAATCACCGATAACCTTTACAATGTTGTCTTCGGTTATCTGCTCCACATCCGTATATGCAATTTTTCTACCGTGACAACCCTTTACAAGGTCTTGAAATTTCATAGTGTTCATATTTTCACCTACATAAATGTCATTCCGCTGCTCTGATCTCTTTTTGGAAGTTTCTTGATCTCACGTTCTCCGGTCTCCGTATGGTAAACAACCATCTTATCGCAATTCCGGCACTTATATGTCTTGTCGATGTGTGATTTTGAACTGCATTCACCGACTAACCGTCCGCATCCCGGACAGTACACTCTAATTTTTTGGTTAAAAATCATAAATACCTCTTTTCTGCGCACAAAAATACCGCCCACATAACGTAGACGGTATTTCCGGTCATTCACCTTTTAGGAGGATTAGAAAACATCTTAAATATTTTCGTCAGTTTAACATTACCATTTTTTATATATGACATTCAATGACATCATTCATTCAAATATCCTTCTCCGTATTTCTTTTCAAACTGTTTCAATGCAGTTCCGTGAAGTCTGACAACCTGTCTCCATGAATATTTCATTTCTGTTGCGATCACTTCAAAAGTTTTCTTTTCTATGTACCTTGCGAACAGAATATTGTATGTGTTTTCATCTTCCATGCTGTCTATCTGCTGTATGATTTTTTCTTTTTTATCGACAAGTTCGTCCACCATGCCATCTATTTTCCGTTCCATTTCATCAATTTTGGCATATTTTGTTCCTATTTTGTCAAAATTCGGTGTAGTCTGTACCCTTTCACCGCTTTGCGGAGCAGATATGCTTACCGCCATATCTTTGAGTTGTGCGATTTCCGTGAGTTTATTATTTATCATCCGATTAAGGCGGCTTATTTGCCCTAAATATTCTTTGGTTGTCATATCAATACCTCCGTCCGAAAGAGAATGGGTTTTGAATTGCTTCTGCTCTTGCCATTCTTTTATTTCCGTAAATCATGTCACATAGTTGTGCCGTAGAATCTATCCCGTCATCATGCTTCATTTTCCCTTCAAAAGTAGCAGACAAAATATTTTGAAAATACTTTCTGTACTCTTTTGTTTGATATTTCATGTCCACAAAATGAAGTTTTCGTATGTCTGGAGCATGATTTTTGATTCTATCCATTTTTGCAGTCTGATTGTCTGCCGGATCATGACTTGTGTTAATAGGATATCCGTCTTTTTCCCATATCTTTTCACAATCTGTACGGTATGCTGATGTTGTCTTTGTTTCCTCAAAATGGACTTCTGCTGTCTTATTATTAAATTTATCTAAATGTCTTTCCATTCGTGAAGTAACTTCCGGTATGGTAATTTCCTTATCACCGTCATTGTAGACAACATCAGTGATATAATGTTCTCCGTCAATCTCATAGCAGATAGGCATTGATACAAAATCACCGCCACCATAAGCAGGGTCATTAGCTGCAAATATCCTATCAGGTCTTATTCCTTCAAGTTCTGCCGGATTAAAGAAATTCATCATATCGACATTGAACATCTGACCTTTTCTTTCAATAGGCTCCTGTTGATACTGTGCAAACCATGATGCCATATCGTCATTGTTCTCAAAAGATGCCATACGTCTTTTGTAATCAAGAGTTGTATATCCCAAATGATACGGATAATCAAAATTGCTATCTCCGTTTTCATTTAGTGCAGGAATAATAACCTCTCTGTGCCGTATGCCTTTGTATTCAGGATCATTTTGTAATAGGTCTAACCGTCTACCTTGAACGTCCTTTTTCGCCCAACGTGTTCCTATCCCCAACAATTTAGCCTTTCCAGGCTTAATTCTCGGCATAAAGTTGTTGTCGAATTTTCCCCATACAGTATTTTGCCTATCTTCACTCAATGCTTCATCAATACCGCTGAATAAGTCATCATAAACTCCAAGCCCGTCACAGTCACAAGCACCATTCAATGTTCCGTAAATGCTTCGCATGGTAAATGTTGGGTATGTCTTTTTACGGATAAGGTCTACTGTCAAATCTTTTCCATCAGTGACTAACTTTTTCTCAACTATGTTTGGATATATTTCAGCATATGTGTATGTCGGGTCTGTAATCATTTCTATGATGCCGTCATAGTAACCACCAGTAATTTTGTCCGAATATGCCGAATACAGATTAGACCGTTCCGGTCTGTTAGAGCCGAACCACAGATTACCCATTTTTACTATTTGTGTCTTACCGATTCGTCCGGGACAAAACACCATTCCTTCATCAAGCACATCATCGTACAAATCTTGAATAAGCTGTGCTACCTGCCGTAATGGATTTATTCTCGGCTGATAAAATCTCTCTTCTACCGGTCTGTTCTTTTCCATGTATAGCATGAAGCTTTCAAATCGGTAATGTGCTTCAATCAGAAGAGTTTTGTAATAGTCATCAACAAGGCTGTATTTTTCTTCATGTTGTTGGCTGTATTTTTCAAGGTCAAGTATTCTACCTCCTGTCCTTTCCATGCAAAAACGCTCTACAATGCCTTTAGAACGGTTTGTTATCTGTAAGCCATAAGTTATATCCTTTTCGCCATTTATAGCCACTCTGCAGGCTTCTATATACGCATCAATGACCTGTTCATCAATCCCCTTTCGCTGTATGTAATTGTCATAGCTGTTTACTGCCGATATAAGGCTCTGACTTGCCAATAAAAAAGAGCCTCCTTCCCCAAAATTTTGGAAATTTGGCTCTCTGCGTAGGCAATCTACGACTGGTGCTCTAAATATTCAATTTACTTCCAATCAAAATAAAACCGTTTCCCACATACAGGGCACTTGATATTGTAACCGCCAAGACCATCATGCATTACACCCATTATGTCAGTTGCATTGCATTCTCTTTTCTCGAACTCAAATATCGAACCGCATTTATCGCAGGTTAATCTTTTGGTCGGTGCTACTAATTTGTGTCGTTTTATAATTTTCATTCAAGATTCACCCCAATTCTATTGATTTCCCCACATTTTGGGCATTTGATTTCAGCCTGTCCGTTGAATTTGCCTAAAAGTCGGTTGCATTTGCTACAACGATGTTCGGACAGTTTTACATAAAAACATTTTTTCAAAGTTTCCTCGTCTTCCTTTGTATCTGCCACAACAATCGGGTCTTCTCCGAGTGTTGTACATTCAATTTTTATATTTTCAATATTACCGATGTTTTTAGATGTGACCTGTCGAAACGCATCACGTTCTATGCTCTCAATTACTGCCGTCATACTCATTTTTTCATCCACCTACTTTCATATCAAGCATATATAATATTTCCTGTTCGGATACTTCTTTTGCTCCTTCTCTAACATGAAACAGTATTTCCATTAGTTGTTGATTATCTTTATCCGTCATTCTGTTTTTATCAATTGTTTCATCGATGCAGTAATATAAACAATTCCCATATCCAACACCTAAACGACTTCCATAAAATGATTTTCCAACAATATCATAATTTTCAGTTTTTAAAATATCGTGCTGATAATCTAAATCGCACCACTTTTTATTATCTTCCAGTTTCTTTTGAAGATATTTTAAGAAATCTACTACTCTTTCTTCTCTATCACTGATGTATAATATCGTGTCTTTCATTTTATTTCACAATCCTTCTGCTTTCTTCCATCACTTTACAGTTCCTTGCAAAATCTCTTTCAATAAAACTTTGCGGTATCCTTCCAAATTTTTCCAAAGCGTACTTATATACCGCTTCTTTGGAAACATCTATTTCAAAATTTTGTAATGCTTCTGTTTGTGGTTGATAATCTTTCAATCCATTCATCCTCATATCCTCCGTAACCCATGCAGACGGAATCGAACCGCCGACACACATCCTATGCGGATGCTGTTCTACCACTGAAACTATACATGGGAATCGCACCGTAAAACCTTTTATGGCTTGCGCAAGCCATAACCAAATGTGCACCGCCTACTTGTCACTGACTATCCACAATCTCACAGTCTTGTCTGTTCTCTACTTCATAGGCTTGGTTTTCGCTAAACATATGTGGCTTACGTTTTAGCTAGGGAATAGTTGCCGTGGGAGTTGAACCCACCCGACCCAAACAATGTACGACTACTTTTGAATCTGCAAATTCTACTCGCAGAAGTGTTTTTCGTTGACCGATAATGAGCAACTACTATCCATACATCTCCCATCGACCTGAACTATTGCAGTAGTGCCAGACTAAGTGGAGATAAAGATAAACACGCCCGGAAAGTATCGAACTTTCGTTAGAGGTTTTGGAGACCTCTTTCTGACCAACAGACAGACGTATATAAAGTTTTCACGATTTTTTGAAACTTGAAACGGTCAAACTTTTTCATTGCTTTCCAAAACAAGAGGATTTGTCACCACCTCAACAAAGTTACTTTCTAGAATTTTCACTTCTCAATAGCAACCACTGGTCGAATCCTTCATCGACGCACGCCGTACACAGGATTTGAACCTGCAAGCCTTTTACAGCCAACGGTTTTCAAGACCGCTCCCTCACCACCCGGACATACGGCAAATATAGCAGTGTAGTGGAACTGCTATATCCGAAATTGCTTTTGCCACTACTTTGTACAATCTCATGCGGACTTTCTATACCGCTTACGGCAAACCTTTTCCCAGGTTGATTGTCGTAAGTTTAGCGCAGATACAAGGACTCGAACCTTGACAGCATTTCTGCTGGATAGCTTAGCAAGCTACTGTGTTACCATTACACCATATCTGCGTATCGGTGGTTTTTTACTTGGTTATCACCACCCAAGGATCTTTTAGTCAGCCGCAAGCGGCTCTATCAAGTTCCCATGAGATAAAACATTAACCGGTGTATTTATCCCCTATGCTTCTGTAATAAGCATACTCGGAGTGTACTTGCAACAACACCTATTGGGATGATGGGACTCGAACCCATACCCCACGGCTTAGAAGCCCGTTGCTCTCTCCATTTGCGCTACATCCCAATGTGCGTTTCCATAAGCTGTATGCCTACATTTAAGGCGCTGACGCAGCGCAACACTTATGGCTATTTTTATTTTCGCAGGGCATCCGCCAGTTACCTGCTAGTTGGTTGCGATCCGACATCGTGGGGAAAGAAGGAGTCGAACCTTCGGTGTTTCTAATGTCACGGTTTTACAGACCGCTGCAATCGCCACTATGCATATTTCCCCAAAACCTGTGCCGTATAACCACGACTAAACTTCTGGCACACCTATCTGCTACCTACCGATTATTGCAATCACGGTATCGTCTTATCGACGCAGATAAAGTTTTTCACCGCTATATGGTTGCAATGCTTCAAGCGGTTACGTGGAAAACCCTCACGAGCCTTGCGACGGCTCTTAACAGCATTCCGCTATGAGGGGAAAGGAGTGTCTCCAATGGAAAAGTATGGAAGACAATTCGCAGATGGCAAAGACCGAAAGAAGAAAACATCTGCGAAACAGGACTACCAGGATTCGGACCTGGGAATGCAGCAGTCAAAGTGCTGTGCCTTACCGCTTGGCGATAGCCCTAAACTCCGGGAGAGAGACCATCTGCTCCCGGATTATTTTTGTGAAACACCCTATCTTTATCTAAAAAAAATTGTCACGCCTGTGTACGGTACTTTGAAAAACTTTGTGTTGTCAAACGCATTATTCCATTTTTCGTTTCCCACACACAGGCTACATACACTCTTGATGCCTTGATTTCTCTGCCACATATCCAATGCCAACACAACACCGGATATTCGGCAATAACAATGGCTTTATGAATTTAACCCATTCAAAATTGTGATATGGGATAATTCGCATAATCTCCGGTAACCACATAGGCTATACCCACGCGAAAGTTATTCCAAATGCAAGGAACATTGCGAACGCAAATAAAATAACTCCGTCTGATGCTGTTTTCTGTTTTGGAGCATACCATAAAGCAGATATTGCTAAAACTGTCAATACCAACGTTGTCATTATTTTTAAAATCATGAATCCAAGCATTTTTTCTTCGTCCTTCCTTCAATTTCATCGATCATTGCCATTACCAGTGCTTTAGCAAACTGGCTATTGTTATGCATTTTAATCAGCAGATTGCCCTGCCGGATAAGATACGACCAGTCATCATCCGTTTTCGGATTAGCGCACTCTTTATGGATTTTCCAAACCTCTGTGTAGATCTCTTTAATCTCCGGTGGCAATTCACATTTCTCCTTAACTGGCAAATCTTCTTTAGGCTCTTTATCAAGCCTGCTCTTTTGGTGCTTCATCTGACAGCTAACCATTTCAGTAACGTTCTCACGGTCTCTCTTGATTCCGTGACCTTGCAGAAATAATTCGCATTGCAGGACTTCACCGCATTTTGAACATTCGTCTTTTATCTCTTTCCCAAATATCTGCATACGCTTAATCTCTACCAGTGACTACTGCTCTTAAAAATACTCCGATGATGAACAGGATATATACCCATGCAGGAGCATGTAATTGAAACAGTATCCATGCTAAAACTATGTAAATGAAAATCATGTGGTACACCTCCTAAGGGTCTTTTTGTTTTTGAGGAAATTTGAGGGACTAAGTAGGGGCTGTGCGCTGGTCCTGTCAGACCCCCTCCCCCGGTGTGCTATGCGGCTTTTCAACTATGCGTTAAACACGTCTTTATAGAATAGTTTATTGATAAATTTCTAACTATCCCATATTTCCGCATGTTTCCACTATTGTTGCTACTCGTTCGCATCTACGTTGCTATCGTCATACGCTCCGGAATCGGTCAACATTGATGTATTTTGTCCAAAATTTGTGTCTAATCGTGGAAGTTGGTCTGCTGTCCTGGTTATCTTGTGCACAATCTCTTGCTGTGTGGTTTGTTTCCGCCCGTGGTCGTTGTTTAATCGTTCCGTTGCTCCCAGCGCATTCCGCAGATTAAAAGCAACAAGCTGATCACAATCTGCATCATCTAACCAATTTACAAAAGCTTTTCTGACCTCGTCCATGCTCGATGTACTTGATTTAGTCCTCCAGGCACTTAAAGCCTGTTTAGATATCCCTGTTAATATCTTAAATGTATCAGCTGTAGCAGTCATATCATAAGCATTAGCTAACTCCCTAAGATATAAATAAACCTCATACAACAGATCTATGT